TACCGGTAAGTGTTGCCGAATTTGCGAATTCTAAATAACCACTACCGCCTGTAGCACCAAATGTTACGGTATTATCAGTTAGGGCTGTAGATAGTTTATTCGCAAATGTAATTGGTGTATAATCAGCATCCCCAGTTGTAAATGCAGATGAACTAGTTCCATCACTAATAGTAAAATTTTCATGAATTTTTATTTGGATTCGCATATTAATCAAATCGGCATCAGTAACAGTAACACCATATAATTCTAAAATCTCTGTATGAGTTAAATTTGGTAATCCTAATAAAAATATATTTAGTATTTCTGAATGAGTTAAATCATAATTGTACATACGGAAATCATCTATATTTCCCGGAATTGGGATGTTATACTGGTCCCATGATCCCCCGATTATTACTACGTTCTCTTGATTGTTCGGGAACCCCCCACCCCAATCGGCATTACAAACTGCTATAGAATCGATATATACTACCGTACTCCTAACCCTATAGTCGGTACCATTAATATCGGTGTCTATTGCTTTACCATAACTAATAGCAATATGATGCCAGTTACCGTCAGTAAGAGGGTTTTCATCCGCAGTTATGTTATCTACAGTACCACCTTTATTATCAGGATGATTACCGACACCACTTACAGAGTCTAATGTATATAGTCTTAGTGTATTATTACCTCTACCAATGAATGCATCCAGATTATTGAAATCGTTGGTTTGGGTAGATAGACTCGTAGCTGGATGACAAGAATACCAGTAATAACCATTACTCATTGAACCTTCTAGTTTTGTCCAAAAACTTATTGTTATTCCTTCCGTATCTTTGCTTGTAAAGGTAAATTTCGGTGCATCTGCAACTAGAACATTGGTTGTCAGTAATGAACCACTACCTATATGCTTAACAGCTGTACTTACATTTGGAGCAGTTAAACTATTACCAGATGTACCTAATGAACCACTATTTGTTCCATCTGTATCAAATGTATAATGTATAATTGGGTCTGCCATTATTTCTATACCATATAGAAATAATAAAATATTGAATAAAAATATTAATTTAACTTATGGTCATAAATAATATCACATATGCTTCTTACACGATTATGTAAATCTATGATTTTACGGATATGCTTTTGGTCTACATAATCCAATATTGCATAATTATTCTTAAATTCCGTTTTTAGAATCGTTTCTAAATCACAACCGACTAATGTTCGTAAATATGTATCATGCAGAAAAATAGTAAGATTATCATGCAAAAAATCATTCCATTTCAGTACATAATCTAACCAATTATCGTGACCTAATTGTGGTGGGCTGGTTTGGTTCGTATATTTATGTTGATTATTTTGGATAAACCCGGTCACTGAATCTTCGTTTTCTTCCACACGATAATTGTACATGGGTGTTGGTATGGTCGCATATAACCAATTTGTGGCTTTTCTTCGTAAATATTCGGCGAATAATACATCACAACACCGGTCTTCTAGGACACCCGGCAATGGTTCTACATGTTCAAAGAAATATCCCATTAAGGAGACTTGCAAACAATAACACCAATATTCGTGGCGTTGGATTTTGTGTGATTTGGTTGACGTATTTTCATACAATCCTGCTAAACGTAGTTGGGGGTGATTATTTATGAGAGTTTTTTCAGCATTACTGATTGCCTCTATAATTTTTGCAGTTCTCTCTGGAATATAAGTATCATCGTCATCGCAAAACATGATCCAGTTATGTTTTTTTATTATTTCTTGGTACAACATGAAATAATGACGCATTTGGGGCGTTTTTTTTTCACGAACGCGGATATTTAGGTATTCCGGCACAACGAAATCCGTATTGCTATATAGATTATTTAGTGTTTTCTCTTTGATGTCTTCGTTTGCAAATGATATTGATAAATATATATTGATTGGGGTTCTTTGCGATATTAATGAATTCAAACACTCTAGCAAGTACGGAATTCGGTCCAGATTTGATATATGCGATGCTATTGCTATACAGTATTCATGTGACTTTTCTAATAATGACATTATTCTTATTATTACATAATATTTAATATTGTTTTACGCTAGAAATATAAAGTTTGTCCGGATAATATATAATCTACTGTTTTATTAAATTATGGAAGAACCAAATTATATTACACTTGTTACTAATTTTAATAATAATAAACAAGGAAACATTTATTATTTGAATAATTCTAATGTACAAGACAATAACATTGAATTTAATGAAATATTTAATACCAAACACGATTCTGTTTCAGTTGATACCCTAGAAATTGGTAATAATGATAAAGTATTACTTATTAAAAAAAGTGATACTATAAAAGAATATAAAATAGTTAATGATGTACAGATATCTGACAATCTAATTAAATTTAATCCAATAAGTGTTGATTGGCAAGAAGATAAAGATATTATATTGAATTCATTATTTGATTATGAACCAACTGTAGAAAATACAACTAACGTTTTAAGCAAACTTGCACGTAATATTTTTATGGAAACTAATTATTTTAAATTAAATTCACTTACAGCTGAAAATATAAAAAATATAACAAATAAAGAAAAAATTCAAGAATTTATGAAGTTGGTTTATATTACTGAAAAGGATGGATTTAATGTTGAGAAAGATAACAAAAACTATAATTTAGTAATGCATCCAGCAGTCAATAATGCTAATCCAGCAGTCAACAATGCTATTCATATTTTTAATTATATTGATAAAATAAACAATACAAAGTTTGAAGAAAATAAAAAAAACATTATTGAAAATAATAAACAAAAAATTCAAGAATTACTTGATTTTAAAGACAAACAAAATACAAAATTAAACGAACAACAAAATACAGAATTACTTGAATTTAATAATAAAATAAATAATATAATTAATGATACAGAAAATAATAATATTATAACGTTTTTAAAAATTAACAATGATGCTGATACTGATACTAAACCAAATATACTATTTAATCAAGTATTTGATAGTATTAAAGAAACACAATCTAGCAGAGATATCAGAAAAAACACACTAGTAAAAAAAACAACTGAAATAACAAAATCTACTTCAATGATATTGACACATAAAAGTGTAAACTATTTATTTGGAAATTTTCAACAAATATTTACAACACAATCCCCAGCAGACATAGCATATAAAATGGATATTATTACAAATAATATTATAAATAAAAAACCTGTTTTTTTATTAAATTGTGGTTTATATAAAGATAAAAAAATGCCTTTATTGGTTAATGACAATAATGACAATAATGACAATAATGACAATAGTATAATATATAATTTGTGTAAAAGTATTCAAGATAAAAGTATTCAAGATAAAAGTATTCAAAAAAGTATTGATTATATTAGAGTTACAATACAAGATATTTATAATATAAACACAATATTGAATAATGAAATATTTACTTTGAATGATGAACTTTATTTCGAAAATGACGATAATAAAGAAAAACCTGAAGAAAAACCCGAAGAAAAACATGAAGATTATAAAGAATTAAATAACCATAAGATTGAAGACCTTGACGAAATATTATCTGACAATATTAATAAAAATATCTATCCAAATTTAATATATATATCGTTTTACAGTAAAGATAATGAAATGATAAAAAGTGCTGGTGATTTAATTATATGTGATTATGGTATAGGTAATTTGAAACAAAAACAGGAACACAAAAAGATTATTACAGAGCAAAATAATAAGATAAAAGAATTTATAAGTGTTATTGAAAATACACCTATAACTGATCTGGAACAAGATGTTATACGTGATACAGTAATAAGCATACGTAATGAAATACGAAAAATAAAACAAATAGATAATGAAGGTCAACATAAAAAAGATGTAGTAAATGATGTAGAAATATATAGTAAAATAAATAAGACGATTAACTTTGTATTAACAACGTTAGGCATATCTGTAGAAACAGAAAAAATAATACTTCCTGAAAAATATAATGATCTTAATACAGAAATTGTTAAACAAATTGTAACATCATTAAAACATATAAATAACAAGTTATTACGGTATTTACATTTTTACAGTAATGAACAAAACCACATATTACGTAAAGAATTAAATCATATATTATCTGTTAAACATGCAAATAGTAATGCTTTGTTTAATTCGCCTAATTATATAGATATTTGTTTAGAATCATATTGTCCAACCAATCAAAATTGTTTTAAAATTCAAGAAACAAAACAAACAACTGATTTATATAATAAATACATAGCTAACTATGAAAAAAGTAATTTCAAAACAGAAATAAAGATTAGTACAGATGAGATATATAAAAAATACAAAGATAATGAACCGAATAATAAGGAGGGGAAAAAAGAATTTTATAAAGATATTGTTATTTGTGTATTTGGAACATTTGATACATCTCAATTAAGCAGTAATTCAGAAAACCCATATATTGATATTAATCCTTTAAAACAAATTTTCTATAATAAAGAAACTGATAATTATGAAAAAAAATTAAACTATGAATTAGATAAATTAGATAAATTTGGTAATTTAAAAGACGATATAAAAAATATTTTGGAAAAAACTAACCAGGAAATTGTAAAGCCACCATCACCACCAACTGATAATAATAATAAAGATATACAAAAAATAATTGAAAAAATAGATAATATTAATGCTTCAACTGGTATTGGTACTTTGGAATTTTTAGACCAATTATCAAAATTTGGTTCAGTGAATAATTTATGTTCTATTGACAAAACAAATTTTGATTACAATCCTTATTTAGACAATGATGATTTTAACTTAATTGAGAATAAATATAAACCAGAAAATAAGATTAAGATGTGATGAAATTAATTAAAATAATTATATCTATAATTTATAACTAAAGATATAATTATGAGTAATTCAAAAAATAAAAATTTCAATGATATTATGGAAACATATGGACGTATTAAAAAGGAATTAAATGATATTAACGAAAAAAAATTATTTAAGCCTACACCACCAACAACAGCTAAAAAAACAGGTCCAAGTCCTAGATCAAATAAATTAACAGAAGAACAATTAGCAATAACAGCAGCAGCAGTAGCTACCGCAAATATTCCGCCACCAGCACCTACAGCAGTAGAAAAAAATATAACACTACCGCCACTACCGCCAACAGAAAAAGAAAAAGAAGAAGAAGAAGCAAAAGCAAAAGCAGACGCGGAAGCAAAAGCAAAAGCACAAGCAAAAGCACAAGCGGAAGCAACTACAATAATATCTACAGCTCTTGTTCATTGGTTAAAGAGAAAAAAAGCTGAAAAATTAGCAGAAGAAGCTAGAATAGCAGAAGCAGAAGCGAAAGCAAAAGCAGAAGAAGAAAGAAAACGATTAGATGCTGAAGCTAAATTAGCAGAACAATTAGCAAAAATAACAGCCGCAGTAACATTAATAGCAGAAGAAGAAAATAGAAAACGATTAGAAGAAGCAGAAGCGGAAGCAGAAGCGGAAGCAAAAGCACAAGCAGAAGCGGAAGCAAAAGCACAAGCAGAAGCGGAAGCAAAAGCACAAGCAGAAGCGGAAGCA